ATACTCGTTCATCATCACAATAAACATAATCAACATCATCACGATTATTTTCGTATTCAGCAATACCCCACACGATAATTTTTTTCGTGTTGTGATTCTTTACTGTAATGGCAAGAACTTCTTCTTGAGCTACACCGGGATCAGGAAAACCATTTTCACTGGCAACCTCAATATCAATTGTTATTGTTAGAATCTTTTCTTGATTCCATTCAACAAGACCAGGATAGGTATCAGAGAGATAACAATACTGATATCTTTCCATACCGTAAATCGTGTTAGGTTGATCTTCGTAGTTTTTTAGAAACTCACGGGCCTCTTTCATTCCCGGCAGTTGTATAGGTTTAAGACCATGACCCTCAAGGGTCTTGTATGCAGTCTTTTCAGGCGTTCGGGTAAAAAGTACAGGCTTGTACTTGATTTTGCGCTGTACCCTCTTGCCGTTTTCAACTGCACGGACAAGAAGCATATTACCCTTTTGAATTACGTTGGTATAAAAATTATCAGTCATATAATAACTATATCAGGAAAACATCATTCTGTCAATACCGATTTGGTATCAACATTAACTTCCGGTACAACGATACCGGAACCAAATGCTTGCCTATAGTTATTTACTAAATCTTTTGCTGGTTCTATAATGAATACAATAAAATCTTTTGGAATATCCACTTTAAGTTTTGCAGTGCCCGCAAATGGAATCCACGGTGCAAAACCCATCTGCATACCTTGACCATTAGGATTACCCATTGGCATAAGTTGTGCTGGATTTTCTAAAGTTATAACATCATCCTTTTCTTCAATTTCGGAGACAACATCATCTCCTGCTCGCGTTCTTAATAATTTAATTGCCATAATATATCTTTACTTATTCCTCAATTTTCTTTTTGTTACCTATATTGTATTTTGTTTCAAGGGCCCAACTATCTTTTTCTCTAAAAGAAAGAACTTTTATTTGAGATAATGGTGCTCTTGGTTGAGACTCTCCCATAATAGATATGAGGCCCCAATCTTCTAATAACCCGGCGATAGTGTTTCTTCTTTCAACATCATTAATAGATATGTTTGTTGGTTTGCCATCTAGAGCAAATAGTTCTTTGAAGTGAACTATAAAGTATCTGCCTTGTTTGTGAAGAATGTGACAAGACTGATAAAGCTTTCGCTCCTTTCTACTTGCAATTCCAATTCTCGATAATGTTTCTCTTACTTTTAGGAAGTCATCTGTTTCTGATAATCCGACCTCTAGCATTAGGTCAGGTGTCCACTCCAATTCTTCCATGTTTACCGCCTTTAATCAATTTTGTTTTTATTATTTTTATTTGCTCTTCGGTAAGAACTTCTAGAGCTTGTTTGGCCTTTTCATTACTATAGCCATAATATTCTTTCACTAAATCTAAATTTTTTAGTTTAGAAGCACGCAACCACTTAGCAAAGCGTTTGCGTTTTCCAATACTATTTAGTAAAAAGTCATATTGTAAACGACTATCTAAAAGACACAGGCGGTTCATTTCATTGACATAAAAGATGGTATCTGGAAATGGTGCTAGACATCTATTGACAACATATGCTGGGTATTTTTTCTCATCAAATTCATCCAACATAACATCTTTCTTTGTTATGTTTATACTATTCAAATAATCTTTTAATTCTGGCATTCTATAATCTCTGATGGTACGTTACCAACTAACCAATGATCTGGTAGTGGTGCCCAACCTTTTCTCAAATGTCTAATGAAGGCATTAGGATGTGTCCATACTTGCACACCTTCGTTTTGTAATCGTAATGATAAATGATGGTCGGATGAATTACCTCTAGGCCAACATGAGATAGGATAATTCTCCCACAACTCTTTGCTCATACCAGTCAATGCAAAGTTAGCATAACTGGTTCGCACAAGTTCTGGTGGCAGTTTTCTCATCTGTTCCATTGTTATCCATTCACCATACTCCTCTCTTGCCGGACCCCATGATGGGTTTGTGCAACGAATTCTATTTTGATTGACTGTTGACTGTTCACTGAAACTACCGTCATTTTCAATATGCATATTCATCCAACCAGTAAAAACAGAACACTTCTCGCTCTCTGTATAGTATAACACGGTATCGGCTGCTTGTCTAGTGACAATCGCATCATCGCCGATAATAATGTAATGGGTGTAGTTGTGTTCCTTTATATACTTGTTTAACTGAAATGTAACTTGTGGTTCTGTAAATGCTTTAAAGAACACCATAGGAATATCAAAACTTTTCTTGTATGAATCAAGAGCCGGTTTTATATTTCTAGGTTGCATTACTAATAGACAGGGATCAAACATTATTTTTTCTCGTTATTAATATGATGGCCTATTGCATCTTTCCATCGTAGTTTCTGATGTGCAAATACACCACCAGCTATATCTTTGGTTAGATAGGTATTGTCTCTTAATATTCTTGCAGGATTACCTACCCAAACTTTACCTGGTTCTACTAATGTTTTCTTTGGTACAACACAACCCATACCAATCATAGACCAAGCGCCGATGACCTGATGTTGATGTATGATGCAACCAGCACCACAATTACTTTCCTTCATCACATGAACATGACCAAGAATAACCGCATTAACACTTAGTGTTGTACCATCTTCAATGATACAATCGTGAGCGACATGGGAACCACGCAACATAATAATATTATTATGAACTTCTGTTGTTTCGGTTGTGCCGGCATGAATGCTCGTAAACTCACGAATTACGTTATCATTACCAATTTTAGTTTTACCGCCTTTATGCCAATAATCCATATGTTCGGGTCGTGTGCCCACAGAACAGTGACCTTCAAAACGGTTGTTGTCTCCAACGGTCAATTCTCCCGTTAGATGACAGAAGGGGCCAATGTAATTATTGTCCCCCAGTTTTACCATTACATCTACATATGCTGTCGGGTGTATAAAATTCATCGCCAATTCTCCTTTACCCATTGTTGATCTGCCACAGTATGTGGTTTATCTTTGCCGTGAAAGTATATGATACTCGCATCTTTCAGTCGGTTCATATGACCGTGAATGTGTACACGGTAACTTAATATTTTGCCCTTGAAGATAGTATCTAATCTTGGGCTGTCTGGATATGCCACTCTTAACAATGCCATCTCTGATGGTGCATTGTGTGGACCATAATCTAGTTTTGCATCTCGCAAAAACATATGCTCGTCGTTTTTCCATAACTGCCAAACTTCTTCACAAAAATCATCATCACAAATTGTAATGGCGTTGCAAATAGTTTCTGGATGATATGGATCCTGACACACCGCAATCTTGGCATCGTATGCAAAGATATCATCTAGTGGCCCTGTAATGATAGTATCAAGACCTATGGTTAATCTCTTGCCTTTACACAAGTCAGGACGATACAGTTCCATCAAACTCATCCAACCATATTGATCTACAGACCGGTCAAAACGAATTGCATCGACAGGTTCTTTAAAATCGTAGTTTTGGTCAACCAAACAAATAAAGTTAAACTTGCCGTTATAATTTCTTTCTATAGCCCTATAAAGACGGTCTACCCATTCCGAAGAATAAATTCCAGCACTATGCAAAATGCCAGTTTGTCTGCCATCAAACAAAGCACAAACAATTGTTATATCAGGAGTATAAGACTCTCTAGTGCCCCAACTACTTTCTTTGGAGCTCAGCCGCATCGTATTCATAATTATCACTCGTTTCATTTTCTCTATACATTCTAGCGCCATTTTGAATATGAAAATTCCAAGCCATCTTTGTTTTGGGCGAAAGTGTATAAAAACCTTCCAACCAAGATTTTGTAAATGAAAGATGTTTGAAAGTATCTAAGACTAACATTCTGCCATGACCTGGTTTCTTACTCCACACTGTATAAAATATAGCATACTTTAAACCATTCATTTCATCTAAATCTTTTACTGTTTTAGGAACTTCATCACAGTATGCAACACAAATAACAGCACCATCATTAGTATAGACCTCTCGGCCGGCAGACTGTCTAAATTCTCTGCTCAATTCTGGTCTAACAGGATCTCCAGACCAATGCAAATTTTCTGGCCAAGGATCGCCATATTTAATTTCTTTTACTTTCATTAGTAATTACCTTAGAAAATGATATCGATGAGGGTCTAATGATCCAACCTACCCCATCATGGTCTAGTTCTAGAAGTTTTTTTGGATCCCATTTTAAGTTTTCCAAATCTTCATCAGACAAAGCAATATATCTTTGTCCCTTTTTGTCTTTGTAAATCATCTGCCTACATCCTTGAGATATTTTTCTTTTGTTTCATCCCAAGTCATGTATATGAGGTCATCGTAAAATAAACTTTCTTCACTTACACCGTCACGAGCCAATAACGATTTTATTCTCTTATTAGCATATTTATTCTTCCAGATATCCACTAAATGTTCAACCGATGTGTCAAATCTTTTTACTAGTTTATCCTCTGTAATTTCCTGTCGCAAAAACTCTGGTGTGTTTTCATACAAGTGAGAAAAGTAAATGCCACGTTGATGAAACGATTGTGTATTCTTAATACCCAACTGTGAGTAAGCATATAACAAGGAACGAAACTTATGGTCACGTTTGTATTTACTACCTTTATCATTCTTTGCTTTCCATAGTTCCCAATACTTTATTGGATCTCTTTTATGCATCCACTTTCGAACTTCATAGATTGTTTCTCTAGTTGGTTCATAAACTAATGTGCCACTTGACTTGCCTCGTTTGTTCCAATACTTTAGATTGTTATACTGAGAATATGATCCATATAAAGATGTTGTGGTTACACCAACAAGTGTTTGGCCGTATCTACGTTTCCATTCGTTCTGAACATCATCCGATAGACACAACAAAGCAAGTAGTTTGCCACCAACATAGTTATACCCCAATGGTTGGGTTGGTAAAATACTAGACCCAATTGTGGTGTGTAGTAGCATACCCGCATTTCTTTGTTCTCTCGTCCAACCCACAAAGTTATCTCTAGGTGTTAGATCGATAAAGTCAGATGACAATGCGATAACGCCAAGATACTTACTGGTTACTTTGTCACGAATAAGAAAGAACAAGTTTCTGCCAATGTTATTATTATTTCTTTGTGTGTGACAAAATACTCTTACTGCCTTATAATGTTCATTGACCCATTCATTATCATTTGTTAGTATCAACTCAGGTTCTAACTTCAAATAATCATCGGGATCTTTCGGCATCCATAACAAAGGTTTTACTTTGTCTAAAAGGACTTTCTGTTTGTTGTCCATCATTACTCGTTCTGTGCCGAATAATGTTTTTGTTTCTCTTGATGGATACTTGCGTTGTATCTCACACCACTTTTGATACAGTGTGATTTCTTGAACAGGCATTTGCCGCAGTTGTTCTAGTTCACGTTCAAGCAAACTTCTCAACTCATCATCTGTTAGAGCATTGACTGTTTCAGGAAGATTGTTTGGTATCCAACTCTCCCATTCACGAACAAGTCTATT